TCCATGCATCTATCCCAGAAAGCAGAGAAGGCTCCTGAAGTCGCTGGATCTCGGCGGATGGTGTCTGATGCTCCTGGGCCTGGGCTTATTGCTCCTCGGCTGATGTCTGGGTTGTTGGGATGTGGCAGTTACGGAGACGAAGTTGCAGCTCTCGCGCATGACGTGATGAACATTGATCTCATGCCGTGGCAGTTGTTAGCACTTCGAGGACAACTGGAGCACGATGAGAACGGTGATCTAGTCCGTCGGCGTTCTCTGGTTTCGGTCGCTCGGCAGAACGGCAAAACCGTCGCGCTAAAAGCTTTCATCTTGTGGGCCTTGGTAAAAGAACCGATGAGACGTCGCAAGCCCGTCCTCGTGATCTCTACCGCTCACCAGTTGGATCTTGCTGTGGAGATCTTTGAACAACTTGCTCCGTTACTCGAGGCAAAGTTTGGCGCGAAGGCTTACTGGTCATACGGTCGCAATGAGGTCGTAATGCCGGACGAGTCGCGCTGGCTAGTCCAAGCTGCAACACCGAAAGCGTTCCACGGTTTCTCGCCGACGTACATTGTCGCCGACGAAGTCTGGAATATCTCCGCCGACGTTCTTTTCAATGGCGCTCTGCCTTCTCAACGCGCAATGCAGTCTCCGCTTCTGTCGTGCTGGAGCACGGCTGGAACAGAGGACTCACACGCAATGCTCAAACTCAGAGAGGAAGCGCTCCGCGCTATTGATGAAAAGAAGTTCTCTAAACTTTTCTTCGCCGAGTGGAGCGTTCCCCCAGGCGTCGACCCGATGGTTGAGAAGGGCTATTGGGCGATGGCGAACCCAGCGATCGGCTACACCTTGGATCCCGAGATCTTGGTGGATGAGTCCGAGCAGGTGGACAAAGCAGCCTTCATGAGAGCGTCTTTGAACTTGTGGATCTCGAGCGCTAACTCGTGGTTGAACCCTGGGGTCTTTGACAAATTGACGACTTCCGTAATGCCAGAGGGGGGCGTGTTAAGCGTGGACAGTTCAATCGATGAGTCCCTTTACTGTGGGGTGCGCGCACAGCTCAACGACGAAGGACAGATCGCGGTGACTGTCGAGTTTGTGACAGACACCCTCGGCGCTTGCTGGGAAAAGGTTCACGAGTCCGCCAAGACTTGCCGACAGATCGCGCTCACGCCTTCGCTATTCCAGATGGCCCCGATGGATCTAGACAAGAAAAAAATAGACGTCGGCTATGGCGAACTTGTCACCCACACAAGCACCATCCGTCAGCTCATCAACGAGGGACGCCTTGTGCATACCGGTGAGCAAATGCTCCTCGAGCACGTCAACAGAGCGGTCGGCGTCAAGACCCAGTCTGGGTACACGATCAGCAGCCAGAAGAGCAGCGGCCCGATCACTATGGCGAGGTGCATGATCTTTGCAGCTGCACTCGTAGCGAAGCCGACTCAAAAGGCAAGAGCCGCTATCGCCTTCGGTAGGTGATCACTTTCTATCTTTTGCCGTGGTGCTTGCTTTTGTTACACGCTGGGTAGAGACTCCAGGTAATGCCTCTCTTCGGTAAAAAGATCACCGCGCCAGCGTATAACTCCGCCCCACTAGGAGCTGCTTCTGGCGCGTCGCAGATAGGCCAGTTTTATTCTTACACCGTAGGGGCGTTTGAAGAAGCTGCACTATCTGTACCCACCATCACTCGCGCGGTTTCGCTGCTGTCGACGGTGGTGGGAACCCTCGACATGAAGTCCTACGTCCTTCAATGGAACGGCGAAGAATACGAGAAGATCTATGTGGAGGGCGAGTCATGGATGACACGGCCCGACCCTAAGGTCACTCGCAACTTCATCATGGCAAAAACCGCGAAGGATCTCATCCTCTACGGTCGCGCTTTCTGGGCGGTAACTTCGCGCTACAGCACAGGCTTCCCTGCTACTTTCCAATGGCTCCCAGCGAACCTCGTTCAAAGTCCTCAAAATCAGCCCCCAGAGTGGTTCGGACCAGCAGAAGAACTTGAGTTTAACGGTCTCCCACTCGACACGAGCAACGTAATCCAGTTCCTCAACGGCAACCTCGGCGTCGTTTACTCGGGCCGTCGCGCCATACAGATCTCGCTCAAACTGGATCAGTCAGCAGAGCGCTTCGCCTCAAATGAAATCGCGGCAGGATATCTTCAGCAAAAAGGCGGAGAGCCTATGTCAGGCGAAGAGCTCGGAGAGATGGCTGCAGCCTGGGCCGCTAATCGTCGCTCCAATGCGATCGGCGCTCTCAATGAGTTTGTGACTTTCCAATCTTTTGACCAAGACCCGAGCAAACTACAGCTCGTAGAGGGACGCGAGTATCAAACAAAAGAACTCTCACGCCTCATGGACATTCCTGCCTACCTGCTCGCCATTGACCAGAGCGGAATGACTTACTCGAACGCACAGCAGGCTCGACAAGACTTGATCCTTTTTGGGGCGCGCCCATTGCTTCACGCCATAGAGGAACGGCTGTCTATGGACGACGTACTTCCTCGAGGACGCCACTGCCAGTTCGATCTCGAGGAATACATTGGTCTCTACGCGCCAGACATGGCAGAGCCAGTCATGCAAGAAACAGAAGTCAACCCACTCTCACCCACGAATAATCTGGAGTAATTATGATCCATTTTCACGCCGATCTAGATCTCATCATCGCCGAGGCAGGCGACGAGAACCGCCCAGCGCGTATCGCCGGTATTGCCGTCCCCTGGGATGTTGTTGCAACTGTCTCAGGAGGTCAGCGCGTCAAGTTTCTACGAGGCGCGTTTGACCTAACTCAGAAACCAGCAAAACTTCTAGAGAACCACGACATGAGCCAATTACGCGGAGTCGTTAACGCTCTCGCAGACTCCGACGCTGGCCTTGAGTTTGAAGCAACGCTGGCAGACACTCGCGCATCAAAAGACGCGGTCGCTCTTTTGAAGGCTGGCGCGTATGACTCGGTAAGCGTCGGCGCGAACCCAGTCTCATTCAAGTTTGACAAAGCAGGAGTCATGGTTGTGTCAAAAGCACAGCTCATTGAGCTCTCACTTGTCGCGGTTCCTGCTTTTTCGGAAGCAGTAATCACAGAAATCGCAGCCTCGGCCGATCCTGAGGAAAGCGAAATAGAAGAAGAAACCCTAGACACCCCTGAGGAGGAAACAGTGTCAGAAGCAATCAAGGCCGAGTCAGCAGAGTCGGCAACAACCCCCACAAGTCCACTTCTCTACGCACAGGCTCGCCGTGAGTTCAAGTTGCCATCGGCTTCTGAATACATTGCAGCTTTCGTTCGTGGCGGTCACGACTTTGCACAAATGAACGACAACATCCGAGCAGCTGCTCCCGACGTTGTAACCAGCGACATCCCAGGCGTTATCCCGACTCCTATTGTCGCTCCGATCTACAACAACTTTCAAGGCCGTCGCCCACTCATCGACGCAACTGGCGTTCGCGCAATGCCACAAGCAGGCGCTATCTTTATCCGCCCAGTTGTAACAACCCACAACTCAATCGGAACTGCTACACAAAACACGACCATCACAGCGTCAGCTTTCCAAGTTGACGACGTGCAAATCACAAAAACAATTCAAGGGGGCTACGTTGAAATCAGCGAAGCCTCAATGGACTGGTCACAACCAGAAGTCCTCGGCGCTTTGCTCGATGACATGGCTCGCGTTTACGCCGACCGCACGGATCTTGTCGCTTGCTCAGAGTTGAACACAGGAACCACAAACTCCAACAACTTCGCAAACGCATCTATTGCTGACCCTGCCTACTGGGTTGAGTGGATGTACACAGCAGCAGCAGACATTCTCACGGGCTCTAATGGCAACTTGCCATCAGTGCTTGCTGTGTCTCCAAACGTCTGGAAATTGATGGGCAGTTTGAGCGATACTGCAGATCGTCCGTTGTTCCCACAGGTCGGCCCGATGAACGCTTTCGGTTCACTCAGCCCAGGTGGCGACTCAGGTTTTGCTTTCGGTCTCCGCGTTGTCGTTGACCGCAACATCACCTCTGCTGGAATGTTCATCATGGATCCGACAGCAATCGAAAACTGGGAACAGCAAAAAGGCGCTATCAGCGTCGAACAGCCTTCTCAGTTGTCGCGTCAAATTGCTTTCCGTGGCTACTTCGCCTCGAAGGTCATCGACACCAGCAAAACCATCAAAGCCGCTTTCGTCTGATCCACTAAGTCCGCTCGAGAAAGTTTGCACCATGGCAGTATTCGCAGTCACTCACCACCAGCGACTAAACGACTACGCCGTGGTGCAGACCCTCGAGGACACGGACATCGGCATCGGTCAGAGCATCGTTCTTGCAGGCTTAGGCCACGGTTTGAACGGCACTCATACCGTCTATGCCGTCAACCCTTATTATTTTGAAGGCGTTGATGACGAAGGCGACCTGCTATTCGATTACGACGTTTACATCGGGAACCAGATTATTTTCTACGATGCCGGAACAGATCTGGAACGTAGTGCAGCTATCCCGACTGGGACGCTCACTTGGACTCAGACCTGCACATGGATCGTCGCGAACGACGTTCTCGCCTGGCTCGGAATTAGTGTCGCTACCGCAAACGAC